AGACACAGACCGTTTGCATCCAGAAATGGCCTATCAAGCATTGAATTTAAGGGCCATGGTACAAAATGCAGTAGATTGGCACAATGAGTGGAACCGTATAGCTATAAATCAAGCACACATACTACATTTTCATGGTAGCCGTGGAAGTCAAGCAGTATTAAACATCATGAAAGAACTTTGTAATCAATTAGGTATTCAAACATGAAACAGATATTAGAAGACATTAAAAAATACATCGATGCCAAACATGCAGACAAGACCTGGACTGCCGGCAAGGACTTTGTTAACTATGCAGGTCCACATTTTACGTCTGACGAATATGTGGCGGCTGCAGAAGCACTACTGAACGGCTGGTTAGTCATGGGCAACAAGAGCCTGGGCTTTGAACAAAAGTTCCCCAAGGAATTTGGCAAGACTCGCGGGGTGTTGACCAACTCAGGCAGTAGTGCCAACCTGCTGATGATGGCCGCAATGAAGTCTAAACGTGGCCATAACTTTCCTCAAGGCACCAAAGTATTGATGCCCATTGCCGGCTTTCCAACCACACTTAATCCAACTTTGCAAAATGGATTTACACCAGTGTTCTGCGACATCGAAATTGATACCTTAAACATTGATCTAGATCAAGCCGAACAGATACTTGCTGGTGATCCCGACATCAAAATTATAACCTTTGCACATGTGTTAGGAAACCCACCCAACATGGATCGTGTGATGGAATTGGTCGATAAACACAATCTAATACTATTAGAAGATTGTTGTGATGGACTTGGTACCACCTATGATGGCAAGCCCTTGGGAAGTTTTGGCGAAATGGCCAGTTGCAGTTTTTATCCAGCACACCACATGACCATGGGCGAAGGCGGCTTTGTGGCCATGAATGATCCACAACAAGAAATCATTGTGCGTAGTCTACGTGAATGGGGCCGTGGTTGCTATTGTGTAGGGCCCGAGGCCAACAAGTTAAAATGTGGCACCTGCGGCCGGCGGTTCAATGAGTGGATTCCAGAAATGCCGGATCAGATTTTTGATCACAAGTATGTGTATGATGAAATTGGGTACAACTTAAAACCCATTGAACTACAGGCCGCCATGGGTCTTGAGCAACTTAAAAAATTGCCCAAGATACATGAGTTGCGTCAACGCAACTACAATCTACTGTTTGACATCTATGAAAAGTATGAACAGTTTTTCCACTTGCCACGTGCTAGAGACAAGGCTGATGTCAGTTGGTTTGCGTTTCCATTGACCATCCGTGCGGATGCTCCATTCTCTCGCATGGATATTGTTGACTATTTAGAAGAAAACTTGATACAGACACGCCCTTACTTTGCTGGTAACATCATGTTGCAACCTGCGTATTCACACTTGATGAATCCTGCAGAGGCACGTGACAACTACCCTGTGGCCACATTTACCATGAAGAACACATTCTTCCATGGATGCAGTCCGGTTATTACTCCAGAGCAGATTGAGTACATTGGGGACAAGGTCAACGGATTTATGAGCTTGTATCTATGAAAAGTTTAAGCCAAGTAACCGCCAAGATTGACGGTCAGCCAATGTTCAAGTATCTGGACATGGCCAAGTCTTTGGAAGTCAAAGGCCAACATCTTATACACATGGAGATAGGTGAGCCAGACTTTGACACACCCAAGAATGTTACCTGGGCGGCGGTTCAATCTTTGTCCAACGGAGAAACACACTACGGTAGTAGTTTTGGTTTACAAGAATTTAGAGAAGCTGTGCAGTTTGCCACAGAACGTAGCAGAGGATTCCGGCCTGATCTGGATCAAGTGTTGATTACTCCGGGTGCCAACATTGCCATCTACTATGCTGTGTTCTGTTTGGTTGATCCTGGCTTTGAAGTTATTGTGCCAGATCCCGGATTCAGTACGTATTACAGCAACATCAAAATGTGTGGCGCTGTGCCTGTGCGTGTGCCACTCAAAGAAGAAAACGAATTCCGCATGAACCCCGACGACATCGAAGCGGCTATTACAGACAAGACACGACTAATTATTATCAACAGTCCGCAAAATCCCACAGGTAGTGTGCTTACCACCGACGAAGTCAAACGCATTTATGAAATTGCCAAGAAGTACGACATATACATTTACAGTGACGAGATTTATGCACGTATGAACTATGAGCCAATTGGCTTTGCAAGTCCCAGCATTTACGATCATTGCAAAGAACATGTTATCCTCAGCAATGGTTTTAGTAAAGCATTTGCCATGACAGGTTGGAGATTGGGCACACTGATTGGACCTGCCAATGTCATCGAACGCATGGCAGCACTCTTACAAACTACGTCAAGTTGTGTGAGTACGTTTGTGCAACGTGCCGGCATTGAAGCCATTCGCGGCAGTCAAGAAACAGTCACAAACATGATGGCTGAATATCAGGCACGTAGAGACCTGCTGGTCGACGGACTCAATCGTGTCAAGGGCATTCGCTGTCTCCGGCCTGGCGGCGCATTTTATGTGTTTCCCAATATCACAGGCACAGGATTATCAAGTGACCAAGTTGTTGAAAAGTTAATGGATGCCGGAGTAGTGACCTTGCCCGGGCATTGCTTCGGAGAACACGGCAAAGGCTATATTAGATTGTGTTATGCAACCAGTCGTAAAAACATTCAAGAAGGCCTGAATAGAATTTACAAAGCGTTGGGGACAAAATGAGAGTATGTGATTGGATCGCTGATTACTTAAAATCAATCGGTGTTGAACGTGTACACGGCCTAATGGGTGGTGGTGCCAGCGGGCTCAACGACGGATTCATCAAACAGGGCATGCCCTACATCTGCTATCATCACGAGCAAGGCGCAGGACATTCTGCCATCGGTGAAAGCAAGTTCTCTGGCAAACTTGCTGTGGTCAATCCCACAACAGGCTGTGCAGGTACCAACTGTGCAACATCGGTTTTAAATGCATGGCAAGACAGTGTACCTGTTTTGTTCTTGTCAGGCAATGTTAGATTGGCAACCTGTAGCGGACACATCAACAAAAAAAACAACATCAACGTTCGTAAGTATGGCATTCAAGAACACCATGTTGTTGACACCTACAAGACCATGACCAAACTAAGTTGCTTTGTCGACCATGTACAAGACGTAGCCTACACAATGCAATATGCAGTATACTTGGCGACCGCCGGTCGTCCTGGACCTGTATGGATTGATATTCCCGGAGACATTCAAACAGCACAGATGCCCGAGAACTATAGAGAGTATGTGGCTACTGCCTTGGTCGACACACTGTCAGACTATGCTCGTGTAAAGCAAGCCATTGCCCGAGCTGAACGTCCTGTTGTGTTGGCAGGCTACGGCATTCGCCAAAGCAATACTGTTGACGACTTTGTGAAGTTTATTGAACACTATGAGATTCCGTATGTTAGCACCTACGGAGCAAGAGATTACACAGCCGACGATCATAGATTAAGTATTGGTGCTGTTGGTATCAAAGGTAGTCGTGCAGGTAATTTTGCCATGCAAAACGCAGACATGTTGCTTGTGTTGGGTAGCAGTCTTGGTTCAAGTGTGATTGGATACGATCCTGCACAGTTTAGTCCAGGCAGTTATAAAATTATTGTAGACTTAGACATTAACGAACTAAAAAAAGATATCGTCAACATTGATGAAAAATACAATGTCAACTTGGAACAATTCTTCAGGAGCATGCTATGAACAGACAAGCCTGGATAGACAAATGCAATCACTGGAAAGATATCTGGCCTGTGATGCAGGACCAGTACCAGGCCAACAACAACGACTACTCATTGAATATCTATGCTGTGTTGGATGCTATCAACAAATACAGTCGTCCAGAAGACATCCTAATGGGCGACGCTGGTAGTATCAGCTACGCAGGACCTGTCGCGCTTAACGCCAAACCGGGTCAACGCTTTATTTTTAGTCCAGCACAAGCAGACATGGGCTGGGCACTGCCTGCGGCCATTGGAGCCAGCATGGCCAGTAATCAGCCCATCATCAGCATCATAGGTGATGGTAGTTTTATGAGCAATATTCAAGAACTTGCCACAGTCAAGCAACATGAACTCAATATCAAATTTGTTATACTCAACAATTCTGGTTATTTGAGTATCAAAAATACACAAACAAAATATTTCAATGGTCGTGTACATGGCACCAGTTCAGAAACTGGTCTGTGGTTTCCCAACTTTATGAACATTGCTTCTGCATTTGGCATGAGCTATGTCGATATGCGACTGGCATCTGATCTGGGCCGGTTCCCAGAAATTCTTGCCAAGGCAGGGCCTTGCATTGTTGATTGCCGTTGCCACACTGATCAAGAAATCCTTCCAGCACAGGCATTAAAGGATGGCCAGCAAGCAGGACTACACGACATGACACCGTTCCTAAGTGACGACGAACTGGCTTGTGAAATGATTGTTAAAATTTAAGGCTTCATGACAAATTCCTCATACCAAAAGATTCCAGGGCTAGAAAACCTAATTGAACTAAGAGACAATTCACCGTACCCAGAATTAAAAAATCTGTGGTGGCCTCAATATGATTGGGACATGTGGAATTACATGCACAAGCATCGCATAACGCCAGAATTTTTTGATGAATTATTGCCACATGTTAATTCTTTAGGTGTTGCAATACAGGCTGGTGGGAATTGTGGACAGTATGTACGACAGTTTAGTCAACGTTTTGAAACAGTGTACACATTTGAACCAGATCCAATAAATTTTTTATGTTTGACTTTGAACTGCGGTGACAATGTGATAAAAACACAGGCCTGCGTGGGCAATGAAAGAAAATTTGTAAACATAAGCAAAGGTAATGATTCAGGAGCCATTCACGTCAGCGGACAAGGCAACATACACACAGTGATTATTGATGACATGGATCTGCCGGCCTGCGATCTTATACAGTTAGACATCGAAGGTTACGAATATTTTGCCTTGTTGGGGGCTCAACGTACCATTGAAAAATATCATCCTTTGCTCATGTTAGAATGGTATGGGCCCTGGGCCAAAAGATATGGCGTGAGTTTTGAACAATTTGAGAAATTGTTGGGTGATCTTGGCTACTGTCAAATTATGACCAACATGACTGATTGCATTTACAAATACCAACCATGAAAACAGCATTGATTACCGGAGCCAATGGGTTCATTGGCCACTACCTAGTAGAAGAATTTGTTAAAGACCATAGTGTGATCTGCGTGGTAAGACCAGGTTCCATCAATATGGAACGGATCAATCACATGCTTGATCGTGTTACTGTAATTGAACATGACATTAAAAATTCTTGCAGACACTTGCCGCCAGCAGATATTATATTACATGCTGGTGCCAATCCAAGTTCGGCCGACAGCTTGAGTGATCCCACAGCATCCATCATGGACAATGTGCTGGGCACATTGAACTTGTTGGAACACGCCCGGCACACTGGAGTTGAAAGATTTGTGTATTATAGCAGTGCCGAAGTGTTTGGCCCTATAGCTATCGGACAGGACAGTCAAGCAACTGATGCCTACAACAGCAACAGTCCTTATGCAGCCGGCAAAGCTGCCGGTGAAGAATTGTGCCTGGCCTATGCCAACTCGTTCAATGTTCCTGCCAGCATTATACATATCAACAACAGCTTTGGGCCACGTTGTCAAAGCAATCGCTTGCCTGTGATCATTGTACGCAAATTACTCAACAACGAAACCTTGGACATACACGTGGGGCCTAGTGATCGGATCGGCGGACGTCGTTGGTTCTATGCCGGCGATGTGGCCAGTCATACTCGATTTATACTGGAAACACAACGGACCCGTTGTGAAAAATGGAACAGTGCCGGCAACAAGTTTATCAACAATCTTGAGTTTGCCCAACACATTGCCCAGATAATGGGCCGTGAATTAAGATATCGTTTGGTTCCAGTTGATCGCCCCGGGCACGATTTATGTTTTAGTGTTGATCCTGGAAAATTATATGCACTAGGATGGCAAGCACCCAGATCATTTGAACAACGGTTGACCGAAACAGTCAAATGGTATCAAGATAATCCCAAATGGCTCACTCGATAATTGACAATCAAGGTCAAATTGCTGTATAATAACACATGAAGAAAATCTATTATACCTGGCAGGATGTTGAACATCAAACCCAGGAAATACTACGGCAAATCCAAGCAAGTGATTGGCGTCCTGACTACGTGGTAGGACTCACACGTGGTGGCTTGGTGCCAGCCAACCTGATCAGCCAGTATCTAGGCTGCAGGATGGAAACACTCAAGGTCAGCTTGCGAGATGACACAGAATGTGAAAGCAATCTGTGGATGGCCGAAGATGCCTTTGGACACGAAATGGAGAGGCCAAAAAACATTCTTATCGTGGATGACATCAACGACACTGGCGCAACCTTGAATTACATACACCAAGACTGGCCCAGTGGTTGCTTGCCTGATCATGCACGCTGGTCGGCAGTATGGGGCACCAATGTGCGTGTGGCTGTGCTGGTCGACAACGAGTCAAGCAAGTCGGAAATTCCTGTGACCTACAGTGCGGTTGATCTAAATAAGGCCGAAGAAGATTGTTGGATTGTTTTTCCTTGGGAGACATGGTGGCAAAAATAAAAGTTTCGGAAGTATTCTACAGCCTGCAAGGTGAAGGGCGTTTTGTGGGTGTGCCCAGTGTGTTCTTACGCACGTATGGTTGCAACTTTACATGCGCATCCTTTGGATGTGCACCGGGAGAAAAGAGTTCGGGTGCAGATGACGTAGCCGAAGTAGTACACCTGTACAATCGTTTTGAAGAACTGCCCTTGGTGGAAACTGGCTGTGACAGTTATGCGTCATGGCATCCAGCATTCAAGCACTTGAGCCCCACACAGACCACAGAAGAACTGGTAGAACGCATGTTGGCACTCACGCCCAACAACATGTGGCAACAGAACAATGGCAACAACGTGCATCTTGTGATCACCGGTGGCGAGCCTTTGCTGGGTTGGCAACGTGCCTACAGCGAACTGTTGAGTCACGATCGCATGCGTGACTTGAAGAATATCACCTTTGAGACCAACGGCACACAAGAACTGCACAAGGACTTCCGTCACTTCTTGTTGGACTGGACCTTGAATCCACGCTTGGGCAAACGAGGTTCCACGGCACTGACCTTTAGTGTGAGTGCCAAATTAAGTGCTTCAGGTGAATCATGGGAAGATGCCATATGTCCGGACGTTGTGATGAGCTATGCGGATGTTGGGCACACGTACCTGAAGTTTGTGGTGGAAACCGATGATCACATTGACGAAGCCATACGTGCCACTGATGCATATCGACGTGCAGGATTCACTGGCACCATCTACTTGATGCCACAGGGTGGTGTGGTTGAACCCTACGATCGCAACAAACTGCGGGTGGCCAACATCTGCTGTGCGCAGGGCTGGAACTACAGTCCCAGATTGCATGTTGACCTGTGGGGCAACGGCTGGGGCAAGTGATGCACCCACGTAATTTTTAATTTATATCTCGTATGTCACCTATACCCGGCATGGATGATGGCAGTTTTTACATACGAGCCGAATGGCGCCTGTGCAGAGCCTTGTGGCCACATCGCTGTGACATCACGGGTCGTAGGATATGGCCCGGAACCTTGGCCTATCGTGGTCGCGCCGTGTGGACGGGTCCCGGTGAACCCGCGATTGAATATCGCTGGCATGATAGACAAGAACATTTATTTTGGCAACTAAAGGACAACACATGAAACAACTTGCCGCTAACATCACCCACTGGATCTGTGAGTATGTCACATCCAATCGGATACAATCCTTGGTGGTGGGCATATCCGGCGGCATAGACTCCAGTGTGGTCAGCACCTTGTCAGCCCGCACCGGCCTGCCTGTGACCGTGGTCACCATGCCCATACACCAAAGACCTGAACAGCATGATCTCAGCCTCAGGCATGGCGCCTGGCTGACTGAATGCTTTGCCAATGTCACACATGTGACCAAGGATCTCACAGCAGTGTTTGATCAGTTTGAACTTGTGTTAGGCACCTATGACAATATGCTGGGCATGGCCAAT